CAAACTAACACTAGCTACTTTCATTCCAGAATCATATAAAAACTTGGCATTTTTTAGTCTGATACAGTTTTCTTCTGTCATTGTTCCACCAGCTGAGATACCTAATATCTGAGTTTGTACTGCACCAGCAACACCAACTGTACATAGATCATTGCCATTACCAGAACTAAATTGAGGTGAGATTGCACTAGGTGGCGGTTGTTTGACTGTGGTAGTCATGTTGCCATTGGTCGTGACAGTTTGTGTTGTAGTTGATATAGTCTCTATGGGTTCTGCATTGACCTTCATAGACAACATAACTGCTATTAATGTTATCAGACCTGCAAAACCAGTCATAAGGAATTGCCATAACTTTCTGTCATGGTATTTATCTTGCTCTGATATTTTTATGTCGGTTGCTTTTAATCTACCATCAATACCAATAAATTTTTCGTCTGTTCTAGTTCTAAGATGTTGCAGTTCTTTTTCTATTTCACAAATAGCATCAGCTAAGTCATCGATATTTTTAGGAATCATTTCTTTTTCTTGGTTTTCTTACCTCTTGCAACAGTAAGGTTTGACCAAGCGTTAGGATATTTAACTCCTTTACGCTTTGACATTGCCTTTGCTTTTGCTTTTTGTTGTGAAGTAAGTTTTGCCATTATCGTTTCGCTAGTTGCGCTCCAAAATAAAATTCAATGATAAGTGATGCTCACTCAAATACTTCTGCGTATTTAACTAATCCACCAACTTCAATAAATGTAGTTGTTTCTCCACCAAAGAAACCCAAGAAACCTTCTGACTTTTCAATAACTGGAATAGTTGTTTTGATGTCCATGAGTGGTGGTGCTATTTGTGTAAAGATAATTAGACCTAAAATAGTAAGAATAATAATCCTTCTATTCATTGCTGCCATAGGACTTTCTTTGTTTGCTTGTTCTCTTGCTTTATCTATCTCAACAGACCTTGCAGCAAGTGCTTCAAGTTGCATCTTTTGTGCATCTTGTTTTGCTTGTTGATTCATAGCAAATAGTTTCATTAAGAAACCACTTAGAATAGGTAGAACATTTGTAAGTAATGTCATCATTTGAATAACCTCTTAAACCAGTTCTTTACAGCATTGGTTTTAGTTTTTTTGACATATCTGCCTTTTTTATCTCTTAGTCCGTTTATCCAACCCATATCTCCCCCTTGAGGTTATAAGTATTTGATTATTGTATCAAAATTCCACCCAACTCGTTAAAATATATTTTGTTCCATTATAAGGTGGATTTCCTCTATGTGTGTGAGTAAAACTAGCTGGAAATAAAACTAATCTTCCTGTTTTAGGTTTTACCCGTGTTTTTTGATACAAAAATTCTGTTTCACCATTTTCAAAATCATCGTTTAAATAAAGAATAAATGACGCAATTCTATTAGATTGTGTTCTACTACTATGTTCACAATGCCAAATGTGGTAACCACAACTAGACTCTGTTTCTTGTATTTTTAATTCATAAACACTATGTGATGCCATTTCATCTAAAACACCATATTCTAAAGCATACTCTTTATAATAAGTATCCCAAAAAGATTTTATAAATTTGTTGTATAAAATACTGTGTGTTCCTCCGTAATGACTGAAATCAATTTGGTCATCAAACAAGGCATTATCTTTTTTCTTTATTGCAGAAGCTCCTTCAAACTCGTAACGATTTTGTGTTAAACCTTTTTCTTTTTTATCTTTAAATACCTCAATAATATTATCGCATTCTTCTTTAGATAGCACATTATCCCATATACCAATAAAATCTTTAATCACTATAATCCCTCAATATTTTTTCCCAATCATTATTAATCCAATTAAGACCTTCCATTACATTGTAATAACGATATAAATCTTCTTTTGTAGAACCGCCAATATAAACATCAACAAGTAAAACTATTCTTGCTTTTTCGTCATTATTTATTGGAAAGTGTAATTTGTCTAACCCCTTGAACTCCATCCAACGCCCTACATTCCAACTTTTTTTTATCCAAGTATCATTTACTTTTATATTTAGAATAGAGGTAGGTGTTACTTGTAATGCTAAATGTAGTCTTTTAAATCTATTATCAATAGGGATTGGGTCTGTATGTGGATTTGCCCCATCACCTTTTACAAGTGAAGATAGTCCAATGGACACTATTTCATAATCGTTAGATTCAATAAGGTTATTTTCAATAGTTGGAAAAAAATGTAGTTGATTTTTAAAAACCCCAAGAATGTCATATATTGGAATAAATATCCAAGGGTTATAAATAAATTCTAGTTCATTTTTGTGTTCGTTATATTCTTTAGTTATATTTTTAAAATGTAATGCAGTTTTTCGTAAAAATTGATTGTCATTTTGCATTAAAGGACAAATTTTACTTAACATTGTAAATAAATCTATCCAAATATTCTTTCTGACTTAATAAAACATCTGTATTAAAATTACGGACTTTATTCATTTGAATCTTAGCATTAAGCTCATCCATTTCTTTGTATTTAAATTTATTTTGAGGTTTAAAATTAGAATCAGAATAAGATGGTAGGGAATCACCTTCTGTGCCACAAACAAAACCACTACCTTCAGGAAATTCCTCAGAACCAATTAATTTAGCATACCAACAAGATGGATAAAATAAGATATCTTGTTCTGGTGGTAATATTGTATATTTACAGCTTTCTAACCACTTTTGCATTCTTGGTCTAATTTGTGTTTTGTTTCTTGCCTTAAACTTCCAAAATTCAGAATCATCTCGGTCACTTAAATAATACTGAGTAGAAATCCAATCAAGAGTATCCATTAATGTGTTTTCATATTTGTTATTAAATTCATCAATAGACATATTTCCATCTAATACTTCTTTCGTATTTATTATATTAAATTGAACACTCGTCAATAATGTAGCTTCCATTGGTTCAACAAATCCTGCTGATACTCCTAATGCAATTACATTTTTATACCAAGGTCTAGCGTAGTGTCCCGTACGAATTTTGACAGTCCAAGGTTCACCATACTCTCTTTCTCCAAACATTTGTTTAGTTTCTTTGATTAGTTCATTTCTAGCATCTTCATCAGATATATATTCAGATGTATAAACATACCCATTTATCATTCTGTCGTATAAACAAATATTCCACATCCAACCAGTTGTTAAAGCTTTAGTAAGCGTAGCTGTTTTCATTTCTTTATGTTTGTCAGAATAGGGGACATCCATAATTACTGCCATATCGTGTGTTAGATAAGGTTTGAGTGAAATCTTGCCATCTTTGTTTACTTTATCTGTTAATACTGCCTTGAACCCACTACAATCAATAAATAAATCAGCAGTAATACAATCACCTCTATCTGTTATAAGAGATTCAATTCCATTTTTGTTTTCTTTAATTTCTGTAATCTCAGTATCTAAAAGAGTAACTTTGTCTTTATAGCGATTACGCAAAAAAGTATTAAAACAACCAGTATCAATGTGATATGCCCAAGGTTCAGGATGACCACCATAAGATTTTATTGGACTATATGGATAACCCAGTTCTCCATCTTTATTCATAATAAATTTAGCTTCTCCGTTAAGAGAAATGTGAGAACTATAGATTCTTGATTTAAAAAAATCTTCTACTGATAAGTTATCTTCTTGTCTTTGTTTGTTCCAATATAAATGATAAAACTCATCTGCTTCAAATGTATTAATCCATTGAGTTCCTTTACGCACCCAGTCCTGGTAAAGCACACCAGTCTTATAAGTTGCCTTACAAGATGGCATCCATTCAGATTCTTTTTCAATACCAATATCTTTAAAAAATCTTTTTAAATATGGTGTTGTAGATGCTGAGAACTCTAATCTTGGATGTTTACTGCTATCAATAACAGTTACATCATAATTACATTTTTCGTAAAAATATGATGCTGCCATCCAACCAGCAGAACCACCACCAAGAATTACAATTTTTTTATTAATTATCCCTCTCTTGCACTACATCTATTAGTAGGCATATTGTCCATAAAGTTATTATATTTCTCCATTATTCGAAGATAGGCATTTTCTTTAAATGATGCTATTTTTGCTGGTTTAGCTGTACAATAAACTAATTCAGAATCTGAATTTATATACATCAACATCTTACTACTTGCTGGACAAGAAACAAAACTTTCTGCTCCAAACTCTGGGTCATAAGATTGTGTGTATTTATAACCTAATTCTCTAGCTGAGTTTTGACAATGTTTAAATATATTAACAGCTTCTTTATCTTTACGCCAAGCATTACCACGACCAACAGTTTCCCATACTCTTAGCCTATCAATACCTAAATCATATAGTTCTTTAAATATACTAGGAACATCTTTAAAATTATAAGCGCCTACAGTA